TTTATATATTTTCCAACTATTTTTGTTTGATATATAATGCGTCGCCCCATTTTTTGTTTGTCCATAATGTCTCAACCCGTTTAAAATTAAATCGTAGTAAATATTCGTCTACCTCATTCACTAATGCACATTTTTTATAAACATAGTCATGGTTTACTTCAATATAAGCATAATCGAAATGATATAATAGTTCACCCATTCCCTTTAATGCGAGTAATTCAGCCCCTTGAATATCTATATTTAAAAAATTCGCAAAGTTATTAGGTATATTGTCTTCTACATACATTTTATCTATTCGATTGTTTCTTACTTCAACTTCGCTTACATAACGTATCGATGGATATCCATATTTATGTGTACCAAGTTCCAATATAGACGATGATTGTCCATTATTCGATATATTTAATTTGGTTGTTCCTTCAGCGCGGTCGCAGCAAATAAAATTTTTAATGATTCGAGTGTTATCTAACATGATATTTGATTTTACTAAATCTGGGTTTGCTTCGACCCAGATAATCTGATCATTTTTTAAACCATATTTTTGATAAGCATCAAGTTCTTCGCAATTATGGGCACCTATATGTAATATACCATTTATAGACATATTATATTTTTTTGTGATTACTTCAAATGGAATTAGCATTATAATATATAAGTAAGAGTTTAATCTTCCCCAAAATCATCTTCCATATCTTCCTCGTAATATTGTCCATCACCGTCCGCACCCGCATATCCTCTTAAATCATTTGCTTCATCATCATAGAACTGATCCGCATCTTGGACTTCTTCTGCCTCTAATTCAGCTGCATCCTTTTGAATTACAATATCATTCATATCATAATCAGCATTGTTCGCTAGTTGGTCAAATAGTTGATTACGTTCTTCTGTATAACGTTCCTTGTTATATTCAACTAAACCCTTCTTTAACCCCACATTCCAACGTCCCAATTTCAACATCTTTTGAGTATCTTCAACGCGTCTCTCGTCATCATCGATGTTTTTCAAAAAGTCAGTAATCATTTTTTTCTCGTTTAATTTCGAACGTGTGATGCGTTTTTCGATGTCTCTATATGAAAGATCGAATGCCTTTTTATTGCTAATATCCATATTAATAAATATCACGAGTAAGTTTCCGATTTGTTTATGTAGTGCGTCCTTATTACCTACCTGAATTTCTATTTCTAACAAGTCGCCATATTCATCGACGGGATCCCTGCCCAAGATTTCGGTAGATGTACCAATTATACGTTCGTGTTCCTCTTGTATTCTCTCACGACGTATTTTATTTTTATCAGTCGCACTTAATTGTAACAATTCCTCATTATCGGTTGCCTTTATAAATTCATAAATTACTGAATACCAAATATAACTATGTATCATATAAAGAGTGCGCTTTGAAAAAAGGGAATAATAACTTTGTGCAGGAAGTTCTCCTTGAGGACCACGATGAATTGGTAGGAATGCTGGAATTAAATCCAAGAATTGATGGACATGAATAAGTGTTTCTTGGACATATTTCAAGAGAGAGCTGATAGATTCATCTTTTTTGAATTGAGACAACTCTTTATAATAAGATTGTATGAAGTTTGATACATCCATATTATGCGGTTGAGCAAATCCCCAATGTTTATGGGATTTATCACTCATAGTATGCTGGTTGATAATCATTTCGGGATATACACGGCTCATAAAAAACACTGACTGTTTCATGAATTGAGTAATCGAATACATATTTGTCTCGTCTTTCATAGACTTCCCTTTACCATATTCATATGTTGAATCCATATTCCATATATGTATATTCGCCAACTGTTCTTCAAATTGGCCCATTTTACGTCTATTTAAGTTGCTTGTTTTACTAATAAAATCCGTAATTCTTTCCAAAAGATTACTATTGGCGTGTGTTAACCAATTATTTAACTTGTACGTTGCGTCACTATCTTCTGCTACTAGTGTCTTTGGATTATAAGTGTCCAAGACACCCTCCATAAGTTCACAGAATTTATCACATAATACAGCATCTTCATTGTCTGCGTATTTAGTTTTAGCAAATGCGAGTAAATCCTGTAATCCGGAAACACGAGTTCCTTTGGTAACATCTTGTTTTGTATCAACTAAATTACGTTTATTCACAATATTCATGAGTTGTAGCAAATTACCATTATTAAGTCGCTTCCCATTTTGTTTCAAAAAGTCGATCTTTTCCATTAATGATGACTTCACAGGATAATCGTGCATTTTCTCACTCATTAATCCGTGCAGATCTTCGGGAATAGGTATATCACTATCTAAATTACAATACCGAATAAATGCTATGTAAATATTTTTTTCGAAATGTTCTGTTTGTTCATCAGTTGTATAGGTAAGTCCACTCCTTCTCGGGTCAAAAATAAAGGGGGCTCTGCTATATTGCTTCACATTTTCGATGACTTCTCCCCATCCCTTCACCATTTTAAGATAAACAAGTAATTCCTTATTATCATCGATAAAATAGTCCATCGCAGTGTTGGTCATTTTATCATTACAACACGCGTTTTCTGTAAAATATACACCTGACGCGGTTTTCAATAACAAACCTCGGTCTCGTATAACACGGTTCACATTCTCAATCACACCATACGAAAATAATACCGATTTTGTTTTAAACATATCCAATTGTTTTTGTTGGGATTGATTCCCGGTCTTTATCATTTCTAACAAATCTGTCTTATAATCAGAGGGAAGACCTTTTAATTGTTTCTCAATAGAGAAATCTACAACAGGAGGCATGAAGTGAAGCCATTTTTGAATACCGTGTTCTTTGGGAATATCATAATCTGGATGTTCACGCATATATTCACTCTTTTTCGCATACAGATCCATAATGTCTCCTCTCGGCTTAATTAATTGGTCGATAATCTGCATAAGTTGTTGTTTTAATATTTCGATAGGTAATGGTTTAATGGAATTCCAAGGCTTATTACTCTTGTCTTTGAGTGTATTTAATATACAAACAAGATAATCGATTCCACCCGTTTCTTCTGCACTTTCAGGAAATCCTTTAAAAGACTGAACACATCCAGGAAAAGTCTTTTGTATTTTAAAAGAAGGAATCGCTGTCTGAATACCTACCAAAATAATGCTTGTAACAATTAAAATAATCAACTTATTTCGATATATCTCATATGGAGGGACACGTTTTTTTTTCTCTTCCATTATTTTTATTGCGTCCAGTTTATAAATGCGTTCACTCTTTATCACATTCGGGTCATTAATGAATTCTACACTATGTCTTAAAACAAATTCCTCTATTGTGTCGGTTTTTATACCAATATGACCAACGATTGTGCGATACAGTTTAAAAATCAACTCTGTATCCGCATTATCAAATACACGGTCTTTCATTAATTTGCGTTGTTTTTGAGCAGTCACAGTCGTTTCTAATACATCTTTTTCGATAACCTCATTTGTAACCATACGAAAGCCTTGTTCATCGAAACCATCTTCTCCAACAAAGTCAATTTTTCTTAATTCACGACCCGTATATTCGTCTTCGATTACATCGCCATTAATTCTACCCTGTTTTCTACAGATTTCGCTCAACTTTCCCATGTAATCGTCGGTTGATACAAACGCTTGGGCGAGTTTAAATAGAGAGGAGGGTAAGAGAGGTTTGTTTGTATCAACACAATATAAATAATAGGGACTGTCTCCTAATTCAGCCACCATTGGATCACGGCAATATAATTCAGCAAATTTCAAAATATCGTGTTGTTTTCTTATAAAATCAGATTGTCCAAGAACATCTTCCATATGAGAAAGATGGGGTGATTTTATAGTATCGTTCTCTTTCACAAATCTTCCCATTTGGAACGCATAATCATTATATCGACTATGTTGAACTTCGGTCAGACGTTTTTTGCTCATTAACATTTTGCGTAATTTGTCCGCCGCCTTTTGAAGTCTTTCTTCTAATCCTTCATATGACTCTTCATATCGTTCATCAAATTCGTTAATTAATTGTTTGCGCTGGGTTATTTTCAACCGTTTTTCGGTATCATTTAAATTCTCACATATATTTTTCTTGGTATCTCTAAAACAAATCTTACTCATATTACAGAACAGGGTATTACTATCAATAAAAACATTCTCATCAACACTTTCATCTTGTATCCACTGATTATTTACACGTTTATAATAGAGTGTCTTTTTCAAAATATTTGCTTCATCTACGATTGACTCCTTTTCCTTATCTGAAAATTCCGTATCACTCTTTTCCTTTAAATGGGGTAGTAATTCCAACATAGCGTATTCACCATCTCTCACAAATTTACTTCCCTGGATTAAATTCTCGGCCATTTCAGGGGCCATTTTCGGAGGACAATCGTGTTTTTGTATTAGAACCTCTTCTAAAAAGTCTTTTAGGTCCTCATTTGAGTATTTGGAGACCTCATCCTTGTACTTTTTCATAATATCATAGGGTGTATCATCGAAATCTTTATCATAAAATACATCCGTACCATTATCTTTTTGTAAGTCTTTCATTAAGTTGTATTTTTTAACAAGAACGCGTCTAGAACAATCAGATGCCTTAATTTTATCATATTTGGATAAATCCTCACTTTCATCTGCCTTAATCTTCAACGCGTCTGAAATATTCTCTGGTGTAATGAGAGAAATCATCATTAGACGTATTAAACTGCCGAATAATTCGGAATTATCAGACGAATACATCCGTTTTAACCATTCAGCGGTTGAAGTATATGAACTCACATTAGACGATTTATATTCAATCAACTGATACAACTCTAATAAAACCGAAACCATGCTCTTTTTCTCATTAAATAGACTTTCAACACGATTGGGATAAGGTATACTATTTGAATGGTCAGTTGTTACAATACGTCTATAATCATCACGTGATGTAGATAAATCGGACAAATATTTGGTGCGCTTGGTTTTAATAAAATAACGCAGTGCGTTATATTGACTGTAATTTATATCATCCATGTAGACCATAAACGGTTCTAATTTTTTCACCGCACTATGTAGACTCAACATAGAATTATGATGTTTTTCATCATAAATATTATCGAATAAACGAACAATGTTTTGTGTATCTGGAATAATTGTCTGGAGGTATTTACGGAATCTATCTGGACTCTGTTCAATTGATTCGGCCAAGATATAATTTTGCGAATTTTTATAAAAACTGCGATCTTTCATAGGAATTTCCCAAAATTTTTGGTCCATTTCTTCATCAAAATTATCAATCATATTATTATCAATTGTGTGTTTTCGGTTTAATAATCTGAACATATACATATAATTTTCACCCAATGTTGATTTCTTTAAGATGTCTGTTCCAGGCAAATCCACTGCCGAAAATTCGATTACCTGCTTTGGTAAGAACATTACCGATTTCACTGTAACCTTCTCATTATTATTCATCTTTGAACGCGTGTAGACCTTTTTACCGGCCTTTGATATTTCAGGCTCCAAATAAGAGTCACCTAAATTATATCGTTGAATTACGTATTTGCGTCTCATGTAATTCACCATATCATCATGTCTACCAATAACAGTACTATTGAAATTTTCCAAATTATCTACAATCGATTCAATCGCAGTATTCACTTCATTTTCGGGACTTAAATACATCTCATTCTCATCTGGGGCTAGAAATGGTTTTGTAAACGCATTTGCGGATTGATGATATTTTACATAGAGACTCTCATCATTACGTTGAAGCCTGTTTTTATAATAATCTTCCTGAAGAGTAGCATCACTTACAATTTCATCTGAAATATTATACTTGGATACGTCTCTGAATCCATCCGATTCAGTATTTTTATCTTCTAGATAAATTTTCTTTTTTAAAGTCACAACTGGTAACACCCATTTTAATTGTTTATCTAGATTCAGAATATTATTAACTAATGGTTTATGTAAACGACCATTCGATTTCACATCATATATGTTGTTATGTTCATCGAATTTTGAAAATTTCGTTCGAAGTTCTTTAAATCGCTGTATTAAATGATGTATATTATCCATAGTTCGATGCGTTCGGTCAAATTCAGGTATTTCAGATAAGAAAACATCCAACATATCATTTACTTGTGTTTCTATTCCATTTCGTCTTTTATGTTCAGGTATTTCAGTTTCCGATACAATATCGTCCAAATCTTTTCCATACGCGATCTGATTTGCCGAATTATATAAAACGTGTAATTCTTCCTTTAATGTTTTGTCGGACTCGACATCTTGCGGCAATGTTATATCAAATTCGCCATTGGGTTGATATTCGATTCGACTATCATCGTTACCTTGTATAAATTCTGGATCAAATGATACACCGTCTGGGAGTTGTTCTTTCACACCAATAATAGACTCTATCTTTTGTAATGATGAAGGTTTCGACCTTAGTACTATTTTTTCAATAGGTAAATGTTCAGGAATTCCCTTATATCCAAAATCGATGTAAATAACATCTAAATCAGGGAATGTGGTAATTTCAATCATATCTTCTTCTAAATTAGTTATTTCGCCTGTAATAATAACAGGTGTTTCACCTCCAAAATGGAGATCTACCCATGTTTTGGGAGATAATCCATTTTGTAATGCATATCCTTTATCTTCACTCCTACTTAATATCTTAATTGATTCGATACTTTCATCTTTAATGTTTCCATCTTCGTCAAATGTTAATGTATATTTATCATTGGTATCGATGTGTGTTAAAATCGTTTTATAATCGTCAATGTATAAAATATAAAACATTTTTTCGTGAAGTTCGGTATTATCACTGGATTCAATCTCAATAATATCACCTAATTCTAAATTACAATTCACATATGATTCTTTTTCCATATTATCTGTTTCTATATTGGACATTATATAATAACTACACAAATTTCATTTCAATAGTTTTCATGATTAAATCTATTTTATTAAACATTCTTTTTTTTTAGTTACCAATGTTATATCATTTCGTCTAAACTATTTTTACCCGTTTTAGATAAGAATATACTTATATATTCTGGTATTTTAAAACATTTTATCATATCGACTTCTTTTGGTGTAAATTCAAAATAATCATACAATTCGTCATTTGTTGTAATAATAGTGTCTGTTGGTATTATTGGTAAAAATAACGATGTCTTTTTATTTAGATTGTTACCTATGATTTTTGTAGCATTTGTTATGAAATGGAATAGGGGAGACTGAATAAATCGCAATGTATTTTCACTTGGTTCAAGAATAGTCATGGGAGATTGTGTTATACCATATTCCCCTGCCTCATCATAAAAGACATAATTATAACTACCTATCCCATTTATAATCAACTTGCGTTTTTCTAAATGTTTATATGGTTCATCCGACATACATATCTTAATCCCCTTTCTAGTAATTCCGTGAACGTTTTTATAAGTCGTTCCTCGCGTCTTTTGAGCGTGAAGTTGACTGTCTAATATTAATTCATTTGTTCCCAATTGGCTTTTTATTCGGATCTTTTCCATTATATCTAAACCATAATTCGGTATAAAATCATTGGGTTTTACAGATATTTTATATTCATTCTTATCTATATCAATAATATGTGTTATACCGTTACACCAATCATCGTTTTGTAGAATAATAAAATCAACATTTATCATAACATACATTAATTTCAGCGTCTCGGGTATGGAATACATTTTTATACATAAAATATTTTTACCCGTATATATCTCATTTAAATTGGTTTTGGTATGTTGTATTTTATGGTTTGGTATTCTATATGTAGGTGGATGAATATACGCTAAAAATCCAGATTTTTTCAACCATAATTCAAAGGCTTTTTTCGAAAAGTACACATAAATGTTTTTATTCCCCAAATGTTTCGTTCCATCTTCATTATAAGGTGGATTACCGATGACTATATCAAAACCATTGAAATCTTCAGATAATCTAAAGGCATCTTTCACATCCATCACAAGGGAATCCCCTTGATATAAATTTAATTTATACTGCTCGCTACAAAAGATATATTTATAGGTAGTTATGTTTTGGGGAGACAATTCGGATGAATAAATCATATTTTGTAGGATATGACGCCTTCTTGTTTCATTGTCTGGAAAATCGTTATCTAGACCCAACATCAATCTCTGATAAATGATAACTGGGAAATTACCAATACCTGCTGCTGGATCGAACCATTTCAAATGTTTTTCTGTAAATATGCTTTTGTTGTGTATTTTTTTATAGGATTCGTTTAATCTATCCAACATATCATTTACAATAGAAAATGGTGTAAAAACTTCACCCCTTTCTTTTTTCGCATTTTCCTTGGGTTTTAATTCCCCATTTAAAAATTCAAATAATGGCTCTAATTCGAAAATACTATATGTTTTTTCGCTCATATCATTCAATATACTATCAAATATATTTAATTACGTTGTTCAAACATATTAAACATTAATCGTATTATCTTTATAATTACTAAAAATGGATACACAATATGCGTCCTATTCATTAAACCATAAAAATAACAGCAAAATATTGAATAAGGTATATCTCCATAACAATATTCATTATGCTATAAAATCATACGACCCTAAATATATATGTAATGATGCGTGTGAGAATTTGACGTTGTATCGTTCTGTAATATTTTCACATCCAGAAAATACGTTATTATCATTCAGTCCACAGAAATCGGTATTAAAAGAAGATTTTTGTAACAAATATGAAATGAATGATGATGATATTTATATAAATGAGTATATCGATGGTACAATGATACATCTGTTTTACGACTATCGTGTTAACCAATGGGAAATCGCCACCAAAAATTCCATTGGTGGGAATTATAAGTTAATGAATAGTAGATTAAAACAAAAAACCATAAAAACCGTGAGAGAAATGTTTATCGACGCTTTTACAAGAGACCGTTTAAGTGAGACAAATAATGTCTATAATAATCCGATTATAAATGGATTTCCAAAAAATAATTCATATACGTTTGTATTTCTTCATCCAGACAATCCCATCGCACATCCTATTACACAGCCTTATTTATACCTCACCAATGTATTTGATATCACATCAAATATACATCGTGTGGTCAGTATACCCCCTCATATATTCGAAGATTGGGTCGAATTTAAAGACACATGTATATTATTCCCAAAAACGAAGTCATTTCCTTCGTGGGATACATTAGAACCAAATAAATTAATCCATTTTGATAGCGAGAATGGAGTAAATGGTGGATATGTGGCGACACATTTACCATCCGGTGAACGATGTAAGTTTTACAATGCGAAATACCTTGAAAAACTACGCATTAAGACAATGAGTTCCCCACTTTTATTTCACTATTTATGTTTGCGACGTTCAAATATGTTAAACGAATTCTTACAACGATTCCCTCATTCGAAAAAATATTTTCGCATATTTAAAACACATTTTAGTGAATTTATCGAAAATATCCACTCGGCATATTTAATGAAATATGTATGGAAAAATGGCGTTCAAATAGAGGAACGTTTCGATAAATATATTATACAAATCCATCGAGACATTTACATACCAAATATCCGTTCAAAAATGCGCATTACGAAAAAAACGGTCTTTGATTTTTTAATTCAAAAACACCCAACTGAATTATTATACGACTTATTTAGTGAAAACCGATCCACCAAAATTATTGTATAAACAATATAAATACAAAGTGTTCTATTAATGTATGTCCATCAATGAAGTAAGTTTACTAGAATTGATAGAATTCAAACCAATAAACGATAATGAAACTATTTTAATGAATAATGTGGATTGGAGTATATTAAATATCATATTTGATAAAACAAAGACAAGTTGGGCTAATGGTAGTTATTGGTTGGGAGGGCAACTCCAAATGAACCCGAGTGAATTAATATCATTGGAAAAAATCTCGGAAGCCAGAGAGATAGGGGTTAAACGATTTAACGAAATGGGAGGACCTGCGAACTGGGCTGAAAAGAATTCGATTAATACATCCCGACATGAATTAAACTTATTGGAAAATGTTGTTGAAAATTATATAAACATAATGAAAGATAGAATAAAAAATGAGTTATTAAATAAAACATGCAATGATACAGCTAATAATATTATAAACTTTTTGTAATAATTTCCATATTACACCGTTTATTATTTAAAATTGCCTCTTTGGCTTAGTGGTAGAGCGTCAGTCTTGTAAACTGAAGGTCCCGAGTTCAATCCTCGGAGGAGGCTTATTATATTTAGCATTTTATACCTGCTAAATATAATCATAAAAATACTCTTATATTTGAATTACATACCGTTATATGCTTCCGATAATTTACTTAAAATCAATAGATACTTACTAGTATGCTTTTTATTCACATCGTTCATCTCGCCAATTGGTTCCCGAAGTGTATTAATAATTCGCAACACTTCACCATTATTTGCTAGACCCTGTAAGTCTTGTCCATAATCCTTTTTAACAAAAAAATCAATATCTCCATTATCGATACTTTCGCGATACATACTGTAAATATGAGAAAGCCATATTTTTATAATAATTGTCGGATTTGCTCGCTTAATTGTTTCGAAAGATTTTCTCCCAATTTTTATCTCATCTTTATCAGGAAACACCTTAATTACATCATCTAGGAAATTAAAAAATTGCAAGTTGAATGTTTTGAGTATGGTTGATTTATCTCCCATTTAGAATAAGATATATACTTATTTTTATATATATTATTGTAATATATATAACGAATATGAACTATCAATCACGCATCATGTATTTATTTATTTTAGCAATTGTTATTATTGTTTTATTTTATTACAATTATTCGGTTGTAACCGAAGGGTTAGACCCAGCGGCTCCAGTCACTTGGACTGGTGGCGGTGGTGGTGGTTATGGTGGGGGCTATGGTGGGGGCTATGGT